CGGACCGGTAGATAACGGAACAGGAAATCAAACTAACGAAGATGATACTATTTACGGATGTATGGATATAGATGCATCCAATTACAACGATAGGGCAGAGGAAGACGATGGTAGTTGTGAATACGATGAAGAATATGAATGCACAGCTAATCAAACTTATTTTTATAACGGAATGGAATATGGTAACTATTCAAGAGAATATAACTCTTTGAATATTACTGTAGATGTAGATACTGATTGTGACCAAGACACATTACCAATTATGATTGGTTATGACGTTAGTCATATGAAAGTAGAAGATAATGAGACTGTTTTTAATGGATATATGTGGAATGACAACTACTTCAATGTAACAGGATGGGAAGCTAATGAGTATCCTCTACACTCAGGTGTAGATTGGTTCACAGAACCATATACTGGTTGGTATACTATATACGTCAATCTATTCGCAGACTGGAATAGAAATGGTGAATATGAGTACGTCACATGGTTTATAATTGAAGATATTGTACTGGAGGAAGAATGAGTGATGGAGGTGATGGAGATTCTAGAAACAACTCTAATGGTGCTAGCAGTAGTGATGGCTGTATTAGGTGTGGCGTTTGGTGTACTTGTAATAAGTTCAATGCTAAGACGAGCTTTTCTTTATCTACCCCAACTTCCCTCGTTCCCAAAACAGAAACCATCAAAAAAACAGAAAAAGAAACAATCGAAAAAAAGGAGGACTGAAAGAATGAGTAAAGACACAGCAAGTGAAGGAGTTACATTCAACGACATTTTTATGTTTATGATAGCTGTACCTTTAGTTTTACTATGGGTAGGTTTTGCAGGATTCGTTATACACAGCGGACTACAAGATGACTCTGTTCTTGAACAAATCGAAGGTTATACAACGTTGATAGCTATATTAGGTGGGCCAGCCCTTCTAATTATCAAAGATGCCTTAGATGTATGGAAACAAGAACAAGCAGAGAAAACAGCTTTCTATAAGGTAAAGGCACAAGCAGTTATAGATTACAACGATGCAGCTCAGAAACAAATGCAGATGATAGAAGCAAATGCACAATCACAAGAGCATAAGATGGAAGCATCAACTATATCTAAAGTAACAGCAAAGAAGAAATAATAAGGAGGAATAAATGGCAGATTACGCAGTAAACGATTTCACGGAGCAAGCAGAGGACCTAGCAGCATGTCTAGCATTACTAGAAACTAAATTGGAAACAATAGATGATAGTAAGACTATACGTCTTGTAGAGATACACAAGGTCGGAAATAAGTTCCAATATGCTCTAATTATAGACGCATAAACAGGATGATGGGATATATGACTTGTCCAATTTGTGAAAAAAGAACAGTAGGTTATCTATACGACGGCACTAGACGTTGTTATACCTGTACACCAATATACAAGGGATAATCTTTATATACTCACACGCCCTAATAGTATTGTGGCTCCTAACAGACCACGAACCCACAGGATACTTACGCATTATGCGTCTTATGGGGCCACACAACGAAAGCTTTATATAGTGCAGTGATACTATATAGATGCAGGTGAAAACCTATGGCAAACGAAACATCAAATCAAACAGCCGCCAATGAGACTGCAGAACCAGAGGGTAACCTTACTGCTATCATTGATACTGTAGAAGAATCAGGCTTATTAGATGCTATGATGGACGAACCATTACTTATGGCTCTTGCAGCATTAGTTTTGGGTATGGCAGGATATATAGCTTACACTGTACCAGCAGTAAAAGCTATGGTATTCAAATACTTCAAAGATAATGAAGCAGAGTTAATGGAACTCCTAGATAAGAATCTAACAAAAGCTCAAATGAAAGCCTATGAAAAACTAGATGAACAAGCACAACTACATGTTAAAGACTCATTAGTCAAAAATGTATTATTGACAGCTTGGGATGAGAAGGATGACGAACTAGCTGGTCTAGTCAAATCCAAAGTTAAGGCTGCCCTTGACGAACAAAAGTAATGGACGTCAAAGGATACGAAGAGCGATTACGTCAGAGAGTCGGAGAAGCTGAATATGAACGTCATAAAGAGCTTGTCCGTCTTCTGGCTCGCAATCTTGCTCTTGAAGACGTACTGTGGGAAGAAATTCTTGTATCTATTCGGGATGTTGACGCTCGAACAGAGTTATTGCGACAACGAAATACAATCGTTAAGGATATACATACAGAATTCAGAGCGTTAAATATTGAAGTGCCAACTGTAGTGGAAAAGAATACTGAAGGTTTTAGTAAAATTTTAGAAGGTTTAATGGATGACGAAGATGACGATAAAGAACGAGCAACAAGCACTGAACACAGCGATTAGTGGTATAGCTGCTCATGATTCTTTAGCCTTAGAAAAGATTTTTGAAAAATGTAGAACTGACAAAAAGAAAATGACTTTGTTAGTTAGAGCATTTTGTGAATGTTATTTGATTGACAATAAACGTAGGCCATTGAAACTTAGACCTATGCAAGAAGATATTATTGTAGAATCTTTAACATATCCTAACGGTGATTCTGAAAAACACCGTAAAGTAGCAATATTGGCTCCACGTGGCTCAGGGAAAAGTTTTGCCCTTTCGGTAGCTATAGTAGTCTATATGTTCTTTAAAAGATTCAGAGATTTAGTTTTTGTCTTGGCTCCAAGTGAAGACCAAGCAAGTTTGATATTTAATTATTGTTATAGGCATTTTGCAGATAATGCCTTTTTAGATGGCTTAGTAGACCATTACAGGTTTCACAATAAGCCTAATATCACAATGAAGGGAGGGACGGTGCTACGTAGAGCTCCTATAGCTGCATCTAATCAGGGGCAAGCTATACGTGGACAGCACCCAACTTTTCTGATAGTGGATGAGAGTCCATTGATAGATGATAAGTTATTTATTGATAATGTAGAACCATCAATAATATCTAATAGTGCACCATTTATCAACTTAGGTACTCCAAAATCAAAAGAAAATCATATGTATCGTTATTTATACGATGAATCTTATGCAGATAGTTTTACACGATTACATTATACATGGAGAGATGCTGTAAAGCGAGGAAGAGCATACGACCCTCCTTATACTGAGGAAGATATGCTTACAAAGATGATGGAATGGGGGGAAGATTCAATATATTGGAGGACAGAATATGAGTGCGAGTTCGTCGAGTCGTCGTCCAACATCTTCAATCCCGAATTATTACGAAGCACATTCACAAGAGGACTTGGATTTCACGAGTTCGGAACGAAAGTTGATAACTGTACTGTGGGTGTGGATATTGGTAAATCCGTTAATAGCACTGTTATTAGTGTATGGGCTTGTCAAAAATCAACTTCACAAAATGTTGCAAGACTTATTTATTTGGAAGAAATCAGTCCTAGAACAGGTGGACATGATATTCCATACCAACGTGAGCGTATCATGGATATTGCTCGTGGTTTCGGTGCTGATAGGCTTATTATTGATGCGACAGGTATGGGTGGCGCGATTGAACAAGATATAAGGGTGGCGAGTATAGAAAGTGGTATACAGTTTATACCATTCATTTTTACAGGTGGAGCGAAAGGTACCAAAACTCAAGTGTACAGAGACATGGTATCATATTTACAAAAACAACAAGTGATTGTTCCAGACCCAAAAGATTTACCTCCAGATGAGGCAAAATTAGTTAATAAATGGTATAGAGAACACGTAGATTTAGAATATACAATGGATGCAGCTAATAAAACTGAAAAAATATCTGCTCCTACTGGTAAACATGACGATTATTGTGATAGTACAGCTATAGCATTGCATGGAGCACTTTCAATGTTACCGATTTCTGGTAATTTTGCTGCAGTTTCTATGCCAACGAAGCGTACTGTTAATAAAGGTGGTGCTGGATGGACAGGACAAGGGGTTTTTACATCCAGAAGAGGTCAAAATAGACTAAATAAACATAGTCCGGGAGGTATTTGAGCGAAAGCTTTATATACTGTGCCCGCGTTATAGGTATTGATAGCCATGCCTCTACGTGATTATCTGCCATT